CGAGTCGAGTTTATTTAACATCGGACACATCTACGAACAAGTAGAACATAACGATGCGTTATTTCCAAACCCTGTAGTTTCGGGTCAGTTTTCATGGAAGGGCGGAGTCCAGGATAGTGAGGTTGTATTTACCCCAGATCCAAAGGGTAGGTTCAAAATTGCGTGGATGCCACCTTCCGAGTTGAGAAACAAGAAGGCTAATGAAAGGGGAAAAAGAGTCGCGCCTAATACTCATCTTGGTTGTGGCGGCGTGGATAGCTATGATCTCGATGCTACTGTGGATGGCAGAGGATCCAAGGGTGCGCTCCATTTGTACAACAAGTTCAATATGGAAGTACCTGCTAACATGTTTGTTCTTGAGTACGCTTCCCGTCCGCCGCTGGCTTCGATTTTTTACGAAGACGTTCTCATGGCGGCGGTCTTCTATGGGTACCCACTTTTGATTGAGAACAACAAGTATGGAATTGCTCGATACTTTGAGCAGAGGGGATATGATGGGTATTTGATGGACAGACCTAAACACTTGATCAGTAGTAGTCAGAAGGTTAAGGTCAAGACCAAGGGTATCCCATCTAACTCGGTAGATGTTATTCAGTCACATGCACAGGCCATTGAGGCTTACATCCACCAGCACGTAGGAATAAACAGAGATACTGGGGAGATTGGGAGCATGTACTTCAATCGAACTTTAGAAGATTGGATTGGATACGACATCAACAACAGGACTCGTTTTGACCTCACGATTAGTTCTGGTCTAGCGTTATTGGCTGCCCAGAAAGTGAAGCCTAAGGAAGTCGCTGCGTTCGACGAGAAGGTGTTCTTTCGTCGCTACAAACTGCGAGGCTGATTTGATTATATTTGTGGGATAAGTAATGTCCCCGCATGTATAACAATAGAACCGATTCTGCAGGGGGGTTCCCAGATCCACTAGCCTCGCAGGAAACAAAACTCTCTAAAGAGTATGGCCTTCAGTATGCTAAGGCTATTGAGGGACAATGGGGAAACGGACAGGACAACATGTCTACGTTCGGCGGTCGTAAGAACACCTTTATTCGTAATAGAGATTACGCCAACGGAACTCAAGACACCACCATTTACAAGCAGTTGCTAAATCAGGCCGATCCTAATTCGGGTGACGGCAGCTTGATGAATTTGGACTTTACTGCGGTGCCAATCCTCCCGAAGTTTGTTCGGATTGTGGTAAATAAGATCCTTTCTAGAAACCCATACCCCAACATTGAGGCTACGGATCCGCTGTCTTCCAGCGAGAAAAACGTACAGAAAAACATTCAGCGTAATCAAGTAAAGCTGCGCAAGGAGTTGCTTGAAATGCAAGAGATGTTGGGCCGCCCCATGGCTGGCATCGATGCAAATCAGATTCCAGAAACGGAGGAAGAGGTAGAGATCTTGATGGACACCAACATCAAGACTGATGCAGAGATTGCTGCTCAGGTTGCCACAGACATGACTTTGTCATGGGCGAACTTCGAAGACGGTACCTTTCGCCGATGCGTTAATGACCTTGCGGCATTAGGGATTGCCGTTGTCAAAAGAAAAAATGATCCGAACTATGGGATTGACATTGAATATGTCGACCCCGTAAATTTTGTTCATAGCTATACGGATGACCCAGGTTTCGAAGACTTGGTTTATGCTGGGTATGTTCGAGAGATTCCTTTGCACGAGCTGAAGCGTCTTGCGGGTGACGAGCTCACAGACGAAGACCTGAAGAAGATTTCTAAGAAGGCTCGGAGAAGTACATCTAACAGATACCCTAACAAACCGTATGCTACTGCTGGACCTGAGAAGGAGCAGTATTCAGGGTATGTGGTTCAAGTACTGGACTTCGAGTTTCTTTCTGTAGACACCATGTACTTTGAGGAGAAGGGGAACAAGTACGGGAACACAAACTTCTTTTACGAGGGTTTTGAGTACAAGGAGCGCAAGGGTAGCGTTTATGATCGCACTCCTCACACGATGGATATTGAGTGTGTGTACGAGGGCATGTACATTATCGGTACAGAGCACCTGATTAACTACAGGAAGCAATACAACACACCGAAGAACATGCACGACATCAGCCGTGCATCTCTCTCTTTCTCTGTGATCGCGACTAACATGGTCGCGAACATGCCGAAGTCCATGGTGGACAGCTGTATCGGATTTGCTGATATGCTTCAGCTCACACACCTGAAGCTACAGCAGGCGATCGCCAAGGCTAAACCTGATGGTTTGATCATCGACATCGAGGGGTTGGAGAATGTTCAGCTGGGCAAGTCTGGGGAGTTGCAGCCGTTGGACCTGCACGATATCTACGAGCAGACAGGTGTCTTCTACTACAGAAGTAAGAATCCAGAAGGTGGATTCCAGAACCCACCAGTCCGTGAGATCGGAAACAGTATCCGTAACATCAACGAGCTGATTGGACTATACAATCACTACCTCCGTATGATTCGTGACACTACGGGCATTAATGAGGTGGTAGATGCATCTACGCCCAAGGGTGATGCGCTTGTGGGGGTTCAGCAGCAGGCCATTGCTGCGAGCAACAACGCTACGTTCGATATCACCAATGCGGCCATGTTGCTGTACAAGAAGGTGTGTCAGGATGTGGTGAAGTGTGTCCAGATCCTTCCGACGGAAAGCGTTATTTACAGAGCGTATGAGAACGCTATTGGAAAGACTAACATGTCTGTCCTGGCTTCGTTTTCGCAGCTTCCTATGTACAACTTCGGAGTTAAAGTACTGAAGGACATGGAGGACAAGGACCAGCAACTTCTTGAGCAGAGCATTCAGATTGCTTTGAGTCAGAAAGAAATTGACCTGGAGGATGCCATGGCTATCCGAAACATCAAAGACGTTACTCAAGCAGAGCGTCTACTAGTTGTCCGTCGTAAGAAGAGACTTGAAGTGGCACAGCAACAGGCGTTGCAAAACTCCCAGATGCAGGCCCAACAGGCACAGCAAGCTGCGGAGTCTGCTGCTCAGTCTAGGGTTCAGGAGGTTCAGCTGAAGGCACAGGCAGACGCCAAGCTAATTGAGTTAAAGACTCAAGGTCAGCTGGCTATCCTTCAGGCTGAGCATCAAATGAACAAGGAGATAGAGATGATGAAGATTCAAAAGGTGCAATCTGAAAAGCAGCTAGAGTTTAATCAGAGGAGTGAGATCGAATCTCAAAAGGATAATAGGAAAGACGACCGCGTGAAAAAGCAGGCGGTTGAGCAAAGCAAACTAATCTCGCAGAGAACTGGCAAGCGTCCAGAACTTCAAGAAGAAAAGAGGTCTAACGTTCTCGAGATGTTAAACCAGATGAGACAGAATGGCTAAAGTAAATCTTGACATCGCAGACAGGCTGGATATTACCTGTCGCCAGGGAGACACTTTTGAGTTGACGTTGACACTAAAGGACAGTGACGGTACGGGACTCCCATTGTCTACCGATCAATACACCTTCTTGATGCAGGTCAGGGCGTCTAGTTCGGTTTCTAGGATACCCGAAAACTTAGACGGTAAAAGTGAGGGCATTGTTATTGGAAGTGTAGAGCTGGGGAAGAAAGGTCCTGTGAACTTTACGTTCAATAACATTGATGACAATGGCAATGTAACGTTGTTCTTGTCTGCCGCTGACATGGCCAAGGTCCCCCCAGGTAGATATAAGTATGACTTTCAGTACAAAGTCAATGACACACAGAAGACTGTGTTAGAGGGGTCATTCAAGATTAATGCTGACATATCTAAAGTGATTTGATTTATGTCTACAGACATTACGGTTTCTGATGGCACTTCAATCACGGTAAACGCCCCTTCCCAGTCATCAATCACAGTATCGGCGACTACTGATAGTGCTGTCACTGTATCTGGTAAAGGACCGAAGGGGGATCAAGGCGTTACTGGTGCCACTGGCCCTACAGGTGCCACAGGTGCTGGGGTTACTGGCGCCACTGGTGCCACTGGCCCTACTGGCCCTACAGGTTCAGGAGGTGCCATAGGATTGTATGCGTCGTATTACAGTACGAGCACTCAAGCCCTATCAGCAAATACCCCTACAGCAATCACGCTCACCAATACCGCTGTTGAGCGGGGGTTTACGCTTAGCGGGTCGCAGATTATAATCCCTACGGTAGGGACGTATGCGTTCACTGCTACACTTCAACTGGACAACACGACAAACGCGCCGATTCATGCAGAGATTTGGTTGCGATTAAACGGAACCGACTACTCCGCTTCAGCTTCGCATGTAATCCTGAGTGAACGAAAGAGCGCAAGTGAACCGTCAGAGACTCAGCATACAATCTCATTTGTAGGTAGTTCGCAGAACCCTAACGACTACATTGAGATCTACGTCTTGGCGGAAGATTCTGGCGTTCAGGTCGCTTACAACGCCGCTACGGCTACTGCCCCTGCGGCCCCGTCTGTCATTGCGAACATCCATCAGGTGGCCTATAACGGCCCTACGGGTCCAACAGGCGCAACAGGTCCTACTGGGGCTGTTGGTGCAACGGGGTCAACGGGTGCAACGGGTCCAACTGG